CTCCTTGCCACAATCTTGGCACCTATAATTTATCTGATAGCTCATTTTTGTTTTGCCTCCTTATGATAGTCTTATACTTGCATCCTCCCTTGTTGAAGTAGCAGTTATTACAGTGTATCTTGTCTAGTCCTATCGGGCATGGCTTCGATTGTTTCAATATGTCTCTCCCTCCTTTTTAAAATCTCTCTGAGCCTCCATATACCTTGCGTAGACAGTCTTGGCAAATGTTATTCTTGATGTGTGAGTGCTTACACTCTGAGCCAAAACGCTTCTTGCCTTGTTCGTGCATTAGTTCGTAAAGGTCTTTCTCTGTGTACTTCATTGGGTCTTTCACTCTTTCTCCCTCCTTAGTATTATTTAACTTATAGGTGCTTTACTTTCCAATAATCAGCGTGCCATTTGTTTGCTCTCGTACCATCTCCGTAAAGATAGACAATAGGTGAAAGGTACTTTCTATATGGCCGTAGTTCAAGCGGAGTTCGTTTCATATTCCTATTGAGAGCTTTGGCTAAAGCAAAGGTTAGACTGTACTTCATACGCTGTCTAACCTCACGGGGTATAGTAAGCCCGAACCGCTTAAAACAATCAAGGCTAAACTGCCAAGCCCGTAGTTCCTCTAGCCATCTAGGGCTTACATGCCCGTTTGAAATATGCCCTACCTCATGGGCGAATATGGCGAAGCTTAGAGCTTGCTTTGGTGCTGGTGCGGATATAATTCCATCCTCAATATATGCCACACCGCTCATAGATTTGCGCACAGTCTTAACAGTGATACTATATTCCTCAAGTAACTGCTTGCCTGCTAGTTCGTACTTATTCATATCTAATCTCCTCATTACTCCCGGCTATTGCCAAGCCGTTAAAAGACTGCATAACCGGGAGTTGTCAGAAGGTTAGCTTTACTTTCTCTATAGTCCTGACTATTTTCTCAGCCGTCTTTATGATACGGCTTCCGCTATTGCCAAGCTTCTCAGCGTCACCCTTCCAATTGCCTATGTAATACTTGCTGCGCTGGTTGTCAATTCCCAGGCTGGCGCATACAATATAACCTACCGCTTCCGCTTCAAGTTCTCTGGTGTTCTGGTCGAAGTCTTTCCTATTGTCACCAAAGTGCAGCATAGCGTGTGCCAGCTCGTGAAAGTATGTCGCTGTCATGCTGGCTTTGTTAGCCCTATCGTTTAGCGTGATATGCTCCCCGTCTGTGCTCCCGTTCTCTATGCCATTAGAGTAAACCACCGGGAAGTCAAACAGTCTGGCTATGTCTTCAATAGTAAGCTGGCAATCTCCGGTCACCTTGTCGCTATGTCCCAACTCCAGGGGTTCGCCGTCTGTCTGGCTGACATCGAACACTGAGACGGCGCGGAAGCGAGTAACCGTAACTTCTTCATCCTCTCCTGTCTCAGTCGCTTTAGTCTTTTTGAAGAACATGGGCGCAAGTATTCCTATCCCGTGTTCACCCTTCTTGACGTATCGCTTCTTATCCAGCCAGGTATGGTAGCCGGCGCATAAGGTAGCATCTGGCTTCTGGAACCATATCAGGATTGTATTACCAAAACTGTAATTGTGAAAGCCGTTGTTCCATTGCTTTGAGAATAGGTCGAGCTTGTCTGTGTCTGTTACTACCTGGTTAGCTAGTTCCGCCATGCGCTTGGTGAGCTCCTGCGTCTTTGTGTTGTCCATTTTCTCTCCCTCCAATCTATTAGATTCAATTACACTCATAATACTACTTGTGCCAAAGGGTGTCAAGGGGTTGTTACGCTCAACTTAACTTTACAATAAAACTATTTTGGGGCTATTTTGCGTCTGTTGGTTCGCACAAAGTAGACGATTTTGCGAGGGGGTGATAAAGATTATATTGCCTTTTAATTTCTTCAAAGTTAGGACCTGGTTTTGCCTTATGTCTTTGCCATGTGAAATGCTTATTAGCAGCAGTCTCATTATTCTCGGCTCTTTTAATCCACTGGCAATTCATACAAAGGACTTGGAAACCATCGGGGAAATTGTTGTTGATTAGCCACGAATAAAAGTTACCCTTTATACTTTTGAGATGTCCCCTTCCTCCACCATTGATATGGTCTATGGAGAGAGCGCGTATATCGCCGAAACCGCACTGGCATTTCATTGTACCTTTACTATAATGCTCTATTACCCTGTGTTTCCTCTCTTGGTGCTCTTGTTTCGCTTTTAGTCGCTCTTTTAAACTTGCCATATCTTATTGTATAATGATTTAGGCACAGATGTCAAGTTGAGCCTATGATTATGTAAGCTCAACTTAAGACTGCTGCTTAACATAATCTGAACTATTTTTCATCCCCTGTTTTAGCGCTCTTTGAGGCTAACTGTCGCTCTTTTCTATCAGCATTTGACAAGTTTTCAATTCTGTGGTATAGATATTAGCTAGGGGCTTGCTGTCTAACAAGTCCTCTTTTCATTCTCTCTCCTTCTTGGTTAGGGCCGGGGGCGGGAATCGACCACCGCTCCCCGGCTTGCTTATCCCCCTTAACAATCCCCCGTTATTAGTTAAGTAACAATTAAGTTAATAACAGCTAATCTATACCCATAACACCGTTAGACAAACGCTGAACATACGTTAAACATCCGTTACGATATGAGGCTGATATGACCACTGAATTACAAGAGAAAACAGGCAGACCTTCTAAATTAACCCCACAATTACAAGAGAAAATATGCGAATATATCGCTAACGGTAATTACCTGAATACCGCCTGTCAAGCTACTGGAATTACCGACTCTACCCTCTTTAATTGGATGAAACGTGCTGAAGAAGAAGGGAAGAACGGCGGCGGAAGGTATTTTGACTTCATGGTCGCAATTAAAAAGGCTGAGGCTCAAGCTGAGGCTGCGCTAGCCTCAATGATAAAGGAAACTGCGCTCCAAAAGAAGGAATGGCTGCCGGCTATGACCTTCCTAGAACGCCGACATCCTGACCGATGGGGTCGCCGTGACCGCACCAGGGTGGACATCAACGAGACAAAGACAATCCAAATCACTCATGTCGAGGTAGTCTTAAATGAGGCTGGACAAACGCCGATGATAGAGGGCGAAAGCCGTGAGCTGATAGAGGGGAAGCAAGATGCCACTGAGTAATAGTGTTAACACTGTTAACAGTTTATGATATAATGAGGATAGGAGGTGTTAACAGTGAAAAGTATAATGGTAGGGATAAGGTTCAAAGAGGACATTTACCAAGCATTACAGGCAAGAGTAGGACAAGGGAGCGTGGCGGATTATATCAGGGAGTTAGTAACCAGTAGTGTTAACACTTTCCCTACTGTTAACACTACCTCAAATCGTAGTGCAATCGCTACAAAACCTGTTAAACCTGTGGCTCCTGTGCGACAAAGTGACACAAGGTTTATGGAACGTGCCCAACCCGGTGAATTATCCTGTGGTGGCTGTGCCCATTCAGTAGACCACGGAGACCACGGAAGGCTGACTTGTATGCTTGATGGGAAGGTTGTCAGACCTAGCACTCCAGCGTGTGACAAGATGACCAGTAAGAATTAGCCCTAGCTGAGGGTTGGCTTATGACCTGGCTATTGAGAAGATGCCCCAAGTGTACCGGCGATATGTACCAGGAAAGAGACGGCTTGCATTGTCTACAGTGTGGTAGATTGATACTCGTAGGAAAGAACATACCGCTTGCCGTTGACTACAGCGTCTCTCATAGCGGTTCCCTTGATAACCGTAGACCCAGGAGTACAAGGCGAGGGGGTGGGCGTGTAAATCCTTGCCAGGTGGGATATGCTATAGGTGCCCAGAATTTTTTTATAGTGCAAAAAGGAGAGGGTGATGGTAGTATTAAGTATAAGGAAACACAGGGGATGTTCTAGGTGTAAGAGGAAGTACCCGATAGTCACGGTAAGGAAGCGGTGGGGGTTCATGCCGTTATGGTTTTTCCCAGTTCAGTATCAATGCAACACGCACAAGTATAGCACATTCATACTTTGTGATGATTGTATGAAGGCGGTTACGTAATGACAGTAGACGAGTTATTAGAAGACCCTGAGATAGGGGAGATAGTAGAGGAGATAGAGTGGCTGGCGTGGTTACTGAGAGTATGGGGGTGCAAAGATGCCTCTCTATGAGTACGAGTGTCCGAAATGTGGAGCACAAGGGGAAGCGATAAGACCGATAGGAGATACAGAGAGGCCGATATGTCCTCGGTGCTTCGTTTTAGGAATAGGGAAAGATAAACCATATCAGGAGATGGAGAGGAAGATAGGGAGCATAGCGCATTTTGAGTTCAAGGAAGCGTTGGCATGATAGAGGCGGCATCAGTGACAATTGATGGTGAGACACATGTAAGTTCACTTCGGTTGCTAGAACCTGATAGGAAATGGCATGGAGTTGGTATTCACTTGGTATCAGGACGTCTTCTTGCTCAAAGTGATATAGGGAGCAGGTTAAAAGCGTTAGGATTGAAACAGGTTCATTATGCCCCTGAATATCATGTCTACTTTTACGCTCAAACTTTACCTGCCATTCTTGCCACGATTGTAGAGTTTTTCACAAGCAGGTACTGGAAAACAATCTGGTGGCTTTATGCACACGGGCGGTTATTTCAGGAGTTACCGATTCCAGTGGAGTTTTCATGGCGATACTTTACGCCGTTCTACGTTTGTTGGAAGGTGGTTAAATGGTTCAAACGCAGGTAAAGCCGTTTCGTGAGGTAACGAAAGAGGGGAAACTGGTACTCAATTTACATCCTGGGCAGACGAGGGCGTGGAAGAGTAAGAAGCGGATAATAGATATGCAGGCGGGGTCGCAGGGTGGCAAGACGGTATTCGGGCCACACTGGCTGGACAGGGAGATTAGGACTCTTGGGTCCGGGGATTACCTGATAGGGACTTCGACATTTCCATTACTGGACAGGAAGCTACTACCTGAGTTTCTTTACGTCTTCCAGGACTTGTTTCACTATGGGACTTACAATGACAACAAGAAGGTTTTCACCTTTTTCAACAAAAAGACAGTCAGGAATAAGACGGATTACATTCTGTTTCCTGATTCCGATGTAGAGACGAAGGTATTCATCGGGTCGGCACAGAATCCTGAGTCAATGGAGTCGGCAACTGTCAAGGCGGTGTGGCTGGACGAGTGCGGGCAGAAGCAGTTTAAGAGAGAGACATGGGAAGCGGTACGGCGCAGGACTCTAATCAATAAAGCTAGGATTTTGATGACGACAACTCTTTACGGACTTGGGTGGTTAAAGAGCGACATTTATGACGAGTGGCTTAAAAATCCTGATGGCGATATTGACGTTATCCAGTTTGACTCGATAGAGAATCCCACATTTCCTCTTGACGAATACCAGAGGATGAAATCTTTAATGCCCGACTGGAAGTTCGATATGTTCCACAGGGGGCAGTTCTCTAAACCTGCCGGACTGATTTACGATGCCTTCGATTCTGTCAATGATGTTATCGAGCCATTTGAACTAAACCGCAACTGGCCGAGATATGTCGGCCATGACTTTGGGCCGGTGAATACGGTGGCTCTGTGGAAGGCTTACGACCCAGTGAGTAGCACGATTTATACCTACAGGGAATACTCAATGGGGCAGCGTTCCACTTTTGAGCATGTTACCGACTGGATTGAGCTATCCAAAGGCGAGCGGATTGCTTCTAGGATGGGCGGTTCTCCAACTGAGGATGGATGGCGGGGTGATTTTACACAGGCGGGTTGGCGTATTGATAAACCGCTTGATGGCAATGTCTGGTCGCAAATAAACAGGGTCTACGGCTTTGAGAAGCTGCATAAGCACAAAGTCTTTAGAACGTGCCAGAACTACTTATCGGAAAAGCAATCATTCTCAAGGGAACTTGACAATAACTACGTTCCGATAGAGAACAAGATTGAGGATGAGCGGGTATTT